CCGCTGACGATCGCGACCAACTCGTCATCGGCATCGAACACCCCGCCGCCAGACACCCCCTGCTCGGAAATTGGCGTCGATTTTAAGAGACTCACCCCGCCGATCTGATTTCGCCAACGCGACGATTGCGACTGGCCCCGGTATCGTTTCAGTGGCCCGCCGTGTGCAAACCCGAACGACTCGATCCGCTCGCCAGGCTCAGGCAGGTCCGCCGCCAGTGTCGCCGGCTCGGTGTCGATAGACTCGGCCAGTACCAGGCCCACCGTATGATCCCCGTTCTTGATCCGGCGAACCACGCGGGCCACACCGACACGCTGACCCGATCGCGTCACGACGACTGTCTTCTGTGACGGGTTACAATGGTTAGCTGTGAGCACCAACGTTGGCGAAACGCAAACGCCAGAACAGAAGCCGCCAGGCATTTCCACGCGAACCAGACTGTCAGCTCCGGCGGCAAATAACGCCACCGACATTGACGCCCAGCAGATCAGGATGGCGGTCAGTCGTCTCATGCTCGCCTCGCGTAGCCTGACATTGAGTGATCAGAAACGCCACGGAACACGGCCCTGATAATTCCGCGGATGCGTCCGGTTGTGCGGTCCCAGCAGATCGCCCGGCGTGACGGATTGACTACCCGTTGACCATCGCAGCCCAGGTAGATCAGTGTGCCACAGTGCCTGTAGGGTGTCGGCGGCCACGGCCAGCAGGCCAGGCGGGGGATCCGTGTGACGACATCAGAGCAGGCCACGTGGCGAGCGTGCTGGAATGAGCAGGCGTCGACAGCGGCGGCGAATTTCGCGTCGCCGACGCGTGGTGAACCAAACGTGACCAGGCGATCGACGGTCAGGCCGGCGTGGCACCAGTCCAGTGCGGCGATTGTGGATGCTGCACCACCGAGGCTGTGGCCACAGAAAATAACAGGCTTGCCGGCGGTCAGAAGTGCCGCGCGAATTCGTCCCCAGATTTGCAACAGGTAGGCTAGAAATCCGGCATGCACGCGGCCGACGGTGTGCTTGACCAGATGGCCGCGTATGTCGGATCTGACATCAGCCAAATCGTCCGTGCCGGTAAACGCGACGACACACCGCTCCGCACGCTCGATCAGGATGGCCCGTGCATTCGACGTTCGGTAAATACGCATCTGCGAGCCATATCGGGCTTCGATGCGTTCGCGGGGCGCATAGGACAGCAGGGCCAGCTCGGCAAGGTCGTGATCCGTCACGGCATGCGTCTCAGGAGAATGTGGGCCGCCGGTGCCATCCGTGGCAGGCATCGTGCCGCCGGCGACTGGGGTGATGACTCTTCCAGTCTACCCGACGTGCCAGAATCGTCAATGTGCGTTGCCTGGTGGCGGAATCCGGTCGTCGACGAATGCCCGCATCTGCTCGACTGTATGACGGCTGCATCCGACCGCCATCAGCATGCCGCCGTGGCTCGATATGGCCTGGCCATCATGATCGAGGTACAAGTTCCGCAGGTCGTCGGCCAGATCCTCGACCACTTTCCGGTCGGCGTACAAAAACCTGATCAGCTTGCTGGGCGGCTGTTGGCACATACTCGGCACTCCGTCGCGAAATGATTAGTCCGGGTCGCGTGGCTGCCACATTTTGCACACCGCTTGCCTGGTGCTGGCGATGTTGTTTCTGTGTCGACGCCGGCACATCCCAGGCATTGCCGGTGCCGTTTCCGTCGCCGTACGATCGGCTGAAACTGTGACCCGCCGCAGACGCGGCATCTTGGGTCAGTTCCAGCGGCTGGCATAATCAAACGCCGTGCACTCATAGCCGATCGCCCGCAGCACCGGCGCATCGACAGCCAAGATCTCGCCTCGCCAGCGGGCCACCTCGGCGTCAATCAGTGGTGCCACGGCGGCGGCTAGTAGTGGTTCAGACCCGCCGGCAAACTCACAATCATGAACGGCGGTCATCGCTGATATTGCAGCCCTGCGGCGAAGCACATCGACGACAACATCCAGCACAGCAGGTGCCGGCGGTGATGGCCGGCCGTCTGGTAGCCGGTTGGCGTTGAGACTGGCGACCGCTTTTGCCATCTGGTGCCGCATCGCGATCAGGTCAGCTTCCGGTAGGCTTGGCGTTACTTTGACTTTCATGTCGTGGCCCTCTGGCTTAATCGTCGCAGGTCTGATCTGAATTGTGCAGGTCAGTTTTTCAGTCCCCAGAATTCAAGCACGTCTCGCGCCCAGCCGACCATGACTGGCACCGACACAAAAATACACACGGCGATCCAGAACACCGAACCCACGATCAGAAACGCGGCACTGGGTCTATATTTTTCCGTCATCAGTTTTGGCCTCCATCTCACGTCTGCGGATTGCGATCAGCTTTTCGATTGTGACCACCAACGCACCGGACAGGGAACCGCCGCAGGCGTCGATCAGCTTGTCATCGATTTGTGCGGCGGACGTTGGCAGCCCGTGGTTTGAGCGGAGCGTGGCCCAATATATCCGGTCATAGGCGGCAGGAATCAACTGCGGACTGATTTTCAGCCAGTCGCCAGGGTTCAGTTTTTCCAGTGCTTCATCTAGGTGATCAGACATCGGTTTCGGTCTCCAGGAATGAGTGAATCGCGGACATCGCATCGCGGGTTGATTCTCCCGGCTCCCACCCGTGTCGGTGGCCGCAATCGTAGGCTCGTTGCAGTAGTGCAATTGCGGCGGTGCGGAATTCTCGCAGGCGGGTGAGTTCTTCGGCTTGCTTCTCGGTATACGCCAGTTTTTGCAGTGCTATCTCTGTCTCACGGTCCTTTGACGCCATCGGTATCGGTCTCCAGTGCTTGGTTCAGGTCGTTGATGTCTGGGATTCGTTTCTCGGAGTACATATACTCACGCACCGCCGCTTCGATTTTTCGTAGGCGGGTGAGTTCGGACAGATACTCAGACCGAATGCCCATGGCTAGCTCGATGCAACCTCCGCATTGCAGCAGGCCAGGCACCTGTACAGGTCGATCCCGTGCCGCCTCTTCGATTTTTCGTAGGCGGTCCAGTTCGGCGGCTGCGTCTGCCATCAGATCCTCAGTCGCTTGCACGTCGATGCCATCGTCGAGGTAGATTGGCACCTTCTCGATTACACCCTGCCGCAGTCGCGCGGGTAGATCAGTCATCGGTATCGGTCTCCACAGCGGCTTTCAGCGTTCGCAGGCGAATATTAAACTCGAACAAACCGCCGTTGAAATTGCTCAGTGCCTGTGCCGCCGCTTCGATTTTTCGTAGGCGGGTGAGTTCGCCCACTGTCAGAGTCTGCGCGTCCCGCAGTTGTGCCCTAGCCGTCCAAATTGCGTCTCTGTCATCCATCTGTATCATGCTCCCATATCTGAATTTCTAGTCGGCCAGGTTTTTCAACGGCGCAGCGATGGATCGACAAATGATCGATCTGTGAGTCGTCCTCGAAGATCAATTTTGTCGACTGGATGGCATCGATGGACGCCTTGGCAAGATTATCAATATCGCGTTTGCGGCGGTCGGGTGGATAGGCGTGAATCGTCATCGATAGGCGTCCGGTGAGTGGCTCGCGTTTGTATCGCGTTCCGATCTGTTGCCACAGTTCCACCGCGACCAACTCGCGATAGGCCCGACCATCAGCTGACAGCAGCACGCGGCCACCGACGCATCTCCAGATGCGGTTGACGCTTGGCGGCCATGGTTGGATGAGGCTAATCAAATCGGCCCCCACATCGACCAGGCCCAAACGGACATGACAGTCCATGCGCCGGCGAGAAACCATAGCGTGTTTTTTGTTGATCGGTTCATGTGATCTCCGCGACCCAGAATGTGCCGCCCTGGTGCGTCCAGTATCCGAAGCCAACACGACTTCCACTGAGCAAAATGTCCCGATGCTGTGCCGACCACATCCAGTCGCGAACACACGCCGCCGCGGACGTTGGCCCGCAGTGAATGCACTCCCGCCAGATGTACGGACGCTGCCACGGCGAATGCCTGTAGCCTGTGCGTGACATCTCGACGGCCCAGCGTTGTGCTGCCAGGCTCATCGACAGATCGAGCACCAGCGGTTGCAGGCCGTAGCGTTGGCGTGCCGCATTTGTGGCCGCGTGCATCGACCGGATGACACGGTGTGATGTAAGCCAGTGCGGCATTAGAACAGTTCCCCCTGGCCATCCAGCGGCGTCGTGGGTGTGTCATTCGGTGCTGCGTATTTCCGCTGGTTCATGATCCTGATTGTCATCTCCAGAAAACCCGGTGACCGCCGCGGCACGGTCGGCCACCAGGGCGGCGCGATCTGCGCCTGGTTGAAAAAACCGCCGGCTGAGAACGGAGCGGAACCGGCCGGCGGCTGACAGTTTCCCAGCTACACCGCCGGGGCATCTGCCGAGTCTTGCCAGGCCGACGATTCGCTGATGGCCTGGGCTGTTTGTTGTTTCCTCAGCTTGTCGCGGTCGCGGTTGCATTCGTCGCGGCTGTTCTGGAGCGAAAGCACATACTCGCGGATCGCTAGCTGCATGACAGACAGGTTTTCAAGCCTCTTTTCCAGGAACTTAACCGTCTCAATAATGGTTTCGAGTCGAGACTCAAGGCTGGTTTCCGGCTTGTCGGGTCGATGGTCTGTGGGCGTGGCTGTCATCGTGTCCTCACTGGTCGTGGTTGTTTGTGTAGGCCGTTACTAAAACAGCCCCCTGGCCACACTGGCCTGGTGCAAGAATCGAGAGCAACTCCCGACTGGTCAACAACACTGCCCTCTGGCATGTCGCACAGCTTGAACACCCGGAATTGATTCTCGTCTGGTGTGCGATTCCGCATCTGGCGGCCAGGCAATTGCCCCGCGTTTCGCTGAATGTGTTGGGCCACGTACGCTCTGAACTTTTCGAGGCAAATCAACGACCATCGGGCCACCCACAGGCCGTCCTCTGGCGGTGCCGCAAATCCATAGAACAGGAAATCTCCCCACCCGTCTTGTATTTTCACAAACTCCGAGTAGTCGCACTGGTCGCGAATCGTAAATTCTTCGCCGTATTTCTTCAGGTATTTGTGATCACGCACCCTGCATGACACACGCACGAGACGGCCGCCCACTGTCGCCATCATGTCTGTATTTCGCTGCATGTCTTCCTCTGGTGGGGCTTCGTAAACATCGCCAAGGTAAGGCCAGAGACAAAGCTTGATATCCGGGTTGTATTGGTCGGACCACTTCCTCCCGTCTTCATACTGACTCATGGCCCCATCCTGTGAACCCCTCAATCTCGCGACGATTGAAAACGTCAAGACGGCGGCCTGGCGTCACGCGCCTGATCAGGTCGTAAAACTCCTCCGGTTTTTCCGAATGACCACCGCGTGGTGCAGAAAAGCAACAGTTGAACGCCTTCGTGTCCGCAAACTCCGGTTTCCCTAGCCTGGCATAAATACAGAATTCGCAGTTGTATTGAGGCAGGCCAAACGGCTGAAATCCGCCGGGCTTGTGCCAGACCATCGTTAGGACATAGCGAAATCCCCACGCTGCGACGGTCGAAATTGCGGCTGGTAGGAATTTCTGAGTCGTCCACATGAACAGATGGCAGTCGGCCGCGGCGACATCCTGCACAACAGAGAATTCCTCGATGGCTTCGAGCGACATCACCGGGTAATCCATGCCGACTTGGTTTGGTGCCACGTCGCGGTCAATCTTTTCCATCGGCCACGGGGGGTCGACCACGATCACATCATACCGGCTGTCGTCGATCGGCTCCTCGTCTCGCGACATGGCGACCTCTTCCAGGCCGGCACGTTTCTCCTGCACCTTAGAGAACACCCACGCATCACCACCGCGATTAGCGTCCAGCCAGAGCAGCCAGTCTTTTTGCAGGTCGGCGTGGTCGATTAGATCCGCGTGAACTTTCTCGACCAATCGCAGAATCTGGTTGACCTGCTGGTGCCTCAGTTTGCCGGAAAATATCGCGGCGGCCGTTTCAGCCTCTTGAAACAGATCAATCAGCGGACTGGCCTTGACTGACTGCCAACCGTCAACCGCCTGCTGAACAGCCTTTATGACATTCACCAGGCTCAGCTTCTTATCGAGCATGTACTGCACAGCGGGCAGCCACGCACCATCCGGCAAAGAATGTATGGCCGCCAGGTGTCGCGACCGGCCCAGCAGTGACTCCGGTGAGATGTCTGCCGATTCGGATAAAGGTGCACCACGTGGTGCACCTTTACTGGTGATCTGGCGAAACACGGTGGCGGCTTGTCTATAGGACGAGACGTGCTGGCGCTGCTTGCCGATCTGTCTAGCATATGCGGAGAGCCCGCCAGCCTCGCCGCGGCCGCCCTTTGACAGCGGCACCTGTTGCAGTGCGTGAATGCCGATCTCTAGACCGTCCATTTCACCTTGATTGTTTGCCGTTGCGAGTTCCATGTGCGCCGCAGCATCGTCCAGCTCCCTGACCCAGCACCAGATATCAGCCAACCCTGCCTTGATGGCCGCCGCTTTCCGGTGATGTCCTGACGTTATTTGAAACCTACCATCCAGCGGCCTCACGCTTATGGCGTGCTCCCTTGGATATTCGACGTCCAGTGAAGCGGCGATCGCGTCAATGACGTCCTGTCGCCTCACTAGCCGCGGGTTGTCTGGATGATCGTCAATCAGGTCGATCCTGATCAGCGTCAATTCTGCATCCTGTGTCATTCCCTAGCCTCTCTCCATTTGTTCCCAATATGTCCACCAGTGGCACTCCATATCCCGTGGATCGTTCCACCAGTCCCCGATTGCATCAACGTGCCGGCCACGATGGCAAGCCCTGCACAATGCCGCCAGATCCCCCTCGCATTCAGTTCCCACCGTCTCGTAGTGCAGGTGATGCAACTCAAGGCCCGCTGCCGCGCCGCAGTCTTCACACGCACCAGCGGCGCGGCCTTTGACCGCCTGGCGTATCGCTGCCGGGATCGGTCGAGATCCTGGCTGTGGTCGGTCGATACACTGCCGGTCCGTCATCCGTTCCACTCCAGCTCCCCGGCTAGTTTCACCGCTTCGACGTCCGCCGGCCCAGCCGCCTGACGCTCGGCCAGTTTCTCCGCCCGGATCGCGCGGTAGTCGATCGGGTCGCGGCTGTGTGTCCGGCTGCCCTCGATCCGCAACTGGCCCGGTGTCGCCTCAGCTTGTGCGTCCTGTTGAATTCGCACACACAGTGACCGCAGCTTGCCCACGCTCGGGAATGGATCGTCGGCCAGGCAAAACCGATCGACTGCCGCTGACATAATCTCAGCCGAATAGCAGCCGAGGTACTGAAACCACACTTCAAGATCCGTCTCTGTGAACGCCCTGCACCGTGTGGCCGATGCCAGCCGGGCCATGATTCCTGCGAACATTGGCGGTCCAATTTTTGGCGGCCTCGAGTGTTGCGTCTGTGCCTGCTGCTGGTTTTCCATTTCTACCCTCGTCTTTCCATTCTGATCGGTCGTCTTCCCATCGGTGATTGTTGAACCATGTCGCCGGGTGTGGGATGAACTTCTTGTCTGATCCTGAAACTGCGGCGGCGTACTCCGTCACAGCCGCCAGCAGTTCCGAATAGCCAATGTGTTTCAGTGCCTTTTCGATCGCCTTGTGAGCCACGCGTTTGCCGACATGTCGCGGGTAAGCTTGGTAAACGGCCTCGATGTCAGCGGCTGTTGATGCTGGCTTGATGCCAGTCTGATGCTGTTTTGATGCTGGTTTGATGCTCTTTCCTCTTCTATCCTCTCCTCTCCTCTTCTCTGGTTGCGCTTCTTGCGCAACATTTGTTGCGCTCGGAGCGTCACATTGTGACCGTGCCTTTTTCATCCTCTGGGCCGCTTGAGCCCTTGTTTTTGCTGGTTTTCCGTTGTGCCGGTTGTAATTCGTTAGCGTCAAATCGCCATCAACACCCGTCAGCCAGCCAACATCAATCATCGCATCAGCAGCACCATTGACCTGCATCAATCGGTCGAGCCATTTTCGTGTAACGCTGAGAGCGCAACCGGTTGATGTTTGTTGGTCCGCCCATATCCAGAGCCTCAGGCAGGCACCGACGACTGCGTTCTGGTCGACGCCCAGGATGTCGGCCATGTGGACGATTTCGGGTTTATCCGGTGTCGCGTGTTCAATTTTCAGCCAGTCGCCGGCCATCTCTAATCGTCCCCAAATGTCAGTTTCAGCAGCTCAGTAACCTTCCGGGTCCGTTTCTTGCCGTCGTCATGGATGATCGAATAGCACATCCAGCCCTGGTGCTTGAACGCTGTCAATTCGTGTGTGCGGTGTTTCGTTGAACGTCCGATTCCGCGGTGACTGTAGACGCGGCCACTTCGTGCCATCGAGTATTTCGAAGCGGTGGGAATTTGTGTCAGTTCGGCCATTAATGCCACCCGTCGTCGGCGATGGATTCCATGTGATCGTCAAGCCAGTGATTCTTGGCTTCGATCCATTCGAGCGAGTCGACCGACAGGCCCAGCGTGTCCTCGTATCGGACCCGTGCAGCCTCAAATTGCAGCACCAGTCCACCGGGCTGGCCATGCTCGCAGATCGACCAGGCCCGACGCCAGGACGACTCTGCAACGCCGAATGTCTGGACGCTCGCTACGATCGCGTGATGCAGTTCCCATTGTCGGACGTGTTCGCCGGCCAGGTCGATGGCGTCGACCTCTGCCGCCGTCAACGCACCGGCTGACCACAGCTTGAACACACGCTCCCGCAGCCAGCCGAATTCGACGACGGCATCCGATGTCATAACCTCAGCATCCGCCTGAGCGGTCATTGCAGCATCGCGTGCGGCCTGGACGCGGCGATACCATCCGAGCGGCGATTGGGCCTGTGCTGGTGACGTGCAGGTGATGAGCAGTGCTGCTGTGATTAATCTCATGGGTTCAATCCTCGAAAAGGCCGGCGGCCGGGCGGGCTGGCTGGGACCACGCACCGGCCGCCAGCGGCGACAATTTCAGAATGGGATCTCATCGCCCGGCGTTTCCACCGGCGCGACGGGCACCGGCTGTTCGTCGTCAGGCGGTGCCGGCTTGCGGCTGGTGCGCTTCTTGGCCGGCCGTGTGTCGGCCTTTTCAGCTTTCAGCAGATCAGCGAACGCGGCATTTAACGCCTGGGCCTTGACGGGCCGCGGCTTGGCGGTTGGCAGCGGCAGATCCCACCGGGTCGTCAGGCGGTCGTTGTAACTGTCGTCCGTCGCCTCGACAGTGATCACCACTCCATCCATATCGCCCGCCAGGGTCTGAAACTGGCTGCCTTCCCAGCCGGCACCTCGAAGCTTTCGCAGCGTGTAGCCGCGGGTCTTGTCGGTGTGCGACATCAGCCAGATTTTTTGACTGTACGGCGACGGGTCCACCGGCAGCTCTCCGCCATCGGTGACCGCGGCCAGCGGCAGGATATAGACCAGAATGGCGTCATGCCCGTTATTGGTTTCGACCAGCTCGATCTGCGTGACTTTCGCCCGGTACGTGCCGGCAGTCCAGAATCGCTCGCTCATTTCGCACCGCCTTTCATCGCGTCGACGAAGTTACCCCAGGCTTCCGGGCCGCTGTCGCCCATTGGTATTTCATCGGCCAGGCCGTGCCTGTTTTTTGCGTCGTAGGCGGCGTTGCGTACCGTGTACAACATTCGTTCCGTGCCACCCTTGCCCTTGCCCTTGGCGGCGTCGTCGCGGGCTCCCACGACCTCGGTGTAGAAGTTGCCAAACATGACCACGTCGGCGAAGCGGGCCGTCAGTGCCCACGTCTTACGGTGCAGGTCAGGCGTGTATCGGTCGTAATCGGAACCCTCGGGATTCTGGAATGTCCTGATCGCCGAATGGCATAGCAGTAGGACCGACATCCGACGCTCCGTCCGCAATTGGTCGAGTGCCCGGAGCAGGTCGCGCCAATAGGTCAGGCTGACTTCGTAGCCCTGGGCGAACGATAGGAAGCCGGCCTTGCCCCAATCGCCGCCGAACTCGACGCGACAGACGTGCTCGTGGCACAGCCGCTCCACACCGTTGAGCGTGTCGACAACCAGCGTTTTGAACTTGTGCTTACCCGTGATCAGCTCGCCGATGCATTCCAGCACATCCGGCCACGTTTCCCACTCTGGAAAATACGGCGTTTCGTCCACCTGGCCGGCGTCAATGAGTGTCTGCAGGCCAGTCTCGCCGGTAGACAGGCCAAACACCGCACCAGGTGCCGACGCTCCCAGGCTCGATTTGCCAATCCCCTCGACTCCGTGTAGGACCACGATGTTCGGGCGGTTGCCGCCGGTCGTTGCCACTTTCGATAGGAATTTACTCGGTGCCGCTTTCGTCGCTGTCGCCATTGTCATCATCTCCCATTTCTGAAAACTCCGCCAGTACGTCAGCCACGCCGGCCGACGGTTTTTTCCGCTGTGGACACGGTCGCCGCGTCCACCTGCAAATCAGCTCACCATTTCTGTGATGTGTGATTCGTTCCGCATCACAGCATCCGTGCGAACATTCGCCGTGATCTATGACGTGGTCGCGTTCACGGCGGGCCGATTCAGCAAGCCGCATCATCTCAACATTGCCGAGTATGTGGCCCTGGCAGGTGAAATCCTGCACACCGTGCTTGACCAGGTATTCCGCTGTTCGGGGTTCACGCGGCATCGCGTTTGCCCTCGAGTTCTGTGCGGATGATCTTGATCTCTTTCGGTGCGTCGATTCCGAGTTTGCACCGGCCAGGCCGGCAGCCCACGATCGTGATCACCACATCTTTTCCGATTCGTATCGACTGATCTTTTTCGCGTCCGAGTACTAGCATTTGTCATCTCCCTTTTCAGTCATCGTCCAACAGTAGACACGCCGCGATCAAACTGCCAATGGCGACCGCCGCGACGTGGGCCAACGTCCAGGTCATTCTGTGGTCCTGTTGTCATCAAGAAAAGCTTCGAGGTCAGCCATGCGATACCGCACCGCACGTCCTAATCGAACGAACGGCAGACGTACACGATTATCCCTCGCCGGGCGTCTCCACGTCCTCAGCGTCTGCGGCGTCACCGACAGGAACTCGGCCGCTTCGACTGTGGTCAACAATGGCTGTGTCTGTCGCTTGGTGTTGATCGGTGTTGACATGATATATCTCCAGCGGCGAACGATATAGAATGGCCTCGAACGTGTCAAGCGATGTTTGCGAGAATTACCCGCGGGCACATTCGGCCCGCAATATCTCCACGATTACATCCGACCGGCTGACGTCACGCCGTAACGCCTCGAGCGCGACCCAGGCGAACAGTGACCCCGGCAGCCTGATCGCGGTTTGTATCGTCGGCTCGTTGTATTTCGGTTTCGGGCCTGCACCGTCACGCCGGCCGCCGTGTTTGGCTTCAGTCATCCTGTCACCCCGTTCCGATGTTGATACGCGGTGACAATGTCGGCATCGATCGGCAGGGCCAGCCGGCTCTCCGGCACGTCACCCACTGCCACGCGGCGGATGTGCCGGTCCTCGTTCTTATGCCACTGCTCAAAATCGATGGCGTTGTCCTGGCCGCAGACCACAAACGTCTCAACCCCTGCTAGTCGGCTGTCGATCGGCGTCCAGCCCCAGCCACCGGGCCCGATGTTGAGGATGTGCTGGCCGGCAATGTCTGTGAACGCGTAGAGTGTTTCGCTTGCCATGTGTCATCATCTCCCATGATCGTTGGTTTTCAGTTTCCGATTGCTGCGGCGTGGTGCTGTTCGATTGCATCTTCCCGTGTCGCTTCCAGCGGTCCCGTCCATTCCAGCCAGTCGCCAATCGCACAACAGCTCACACCGTGCCAACCTGCAATCCAGCCAGTCTCGCCGCCGGGAAGTCGCACGTTAAACGCTGTCAGTGGGTTGTCATTAGGCGTGCCGTCTTCAACCTGATCCCGGCTGATAATTGTGATCTCTTCAATATTGATGCTGCTGTGATCGATTGCCATCGTCATCATCTCCCATCATCGCGGCGGTTGCCGCTGGTTGTCAGTTGGTTGTCAGTCGATTTGTGACCAGTGTGCGACCAGCGGGCCAACGGGATGTTCGTCTCCGAAATCGTTGTGGTCCAGGTCTACGCCGAGCTGGTAGCACACTTCATCGACAGCATCGTCCAGAGATGCCGACCCGTCGACACTGACGCTGCCCGACTCGGCGACCTCATTCTCGCCGTCACGGATGTGGCATGCTTGGTATGCCCAGCCGATGTTCTGCGGGTCTTGCTCATCCCAGTAAACCGTGATCTCTGTTAATTCCGTTTTCGTCGCCATCGTTTCGCCTTTCAGTTGTGTTTGTGTTGTTTCCGTGTTCCTCATATCGACCAATTCTACACCCTATCTTGATCGTGTCAACCGTATTCAAGTGAGAAATAGAAAATTCCAGAAAGACGCCAGGAAATCAGTCCGGTACCGATCGGCGTGCCCGCCTGATCGCGAGTCTGATGATGGCTGTGGCAGCGGGCCGCAGAAACGGCAGGCCACGCCGCGACGACTCGGCCGCCAGCCAGGCTAGGATTGTGTCTGTGTGTCGCTCACACCAATCAATCCCGTTGCGGTCCATCTTGCGGGCGTGTGCGTTGCACCGGCAATTGGCAGTCGGTCGAATTCCGACACGTCGCAACAATCGCTTCAATTCTGTGCCTGGGCCGCCTGCTGTGGCTTTGTCTGATGGTTTCCTCACGACACGGATCGAGCCCCGTACAGGCCGTGTCAGGGGTTGAAGCACCTGGCCGGTGAAACAGTCCTGGCCAGCCATCGTACACGCTTCCCAGGCTTGCCAGTATTTGCCGCCCGCCTGGCACAGCTTGACCTGTGTCTTGTCTTTTTCGCAGCCGTGACGCTGGCACCGTATTCTACCAATCTCTGGTATTTCACATTCGCAGCCGTCGGGCATTGTCACGCCTCGGTGATTGTGATCACAACATCCGAACAGGTATTGCTGTCGCATGAACAGCAGACGTTGGTGAATTCCGGGATTTCAAACGTCAGCGAAAACGGATCGCAACTGCACGCCGTCGGCCAGAGCGTGCCGAGTGTTGACCCGGCTAACGCATCACAACAGGCATTGTCCCATGAGAACGACAGGAACGCGTTGAAGCACACCTCTCCGCCAGAATCGCAGGTCGTGTCGCAATCCAGCTCGGCACTCCAGCCGCCCAGGGCACATGCTTCGCAGTCGTCCGGGTGCGTCGTTTCAGGATCACAGAAATCGGCATTCGCCACCGTCTCGAACAGCACACACAGTGCCGCACCGCTTCCCGCGGTCATCGTGCCCGTGGCGTTGAGCTCTGCACAATCGTTGCTGCTGATCGTGATCGTAAACTCTGGGTTTGAGCAGTGGATATCCGCCATCACATGGCAACATTCTGGGCACTCGGTCGGCGGATCAACGCCCTCACAGCTCTCACCACATTGACGCGTGCCGATGTGTAGCTCCACCGTGTCGGACACGTCATCGTCGAGCGTGATACTAACGCCAATATCTGGGCACGAAATCCCCTGATCTGGCACCGTGTAGCCCGACAGTGAAACAGCTAGTTCGCAGTCATCCGTCAGCGTGAGTGTGACCGTCTCGGTGATGTCGCCACACGTCAGATCCACCGGCCCCCAGCCGTTGATGTCTGGGTTGTACGCGACCTCTTTACAGTCGCGGCATTCTTGACACGGTATCGCCGCGGTGTGATCGAAGCGGGTCAGGCAGACGCACAGAGAACACGCGAGACACGAACATAAATCCGAGCACGGCGAACAGTCTGGCCAGGCTGGAGTGACATATCGGGCCGCGTCGGTTTCTAGTTTGGCGACAGTGCATGTGCCGGCACCCGTCACGCCGGAGATATCAATGTTGAGCCACTCCCCTCCGAGACAGCAGCAACTCGGGCCGTCATCATCTGCTGGGTCGTGTGGCGGCTCAGACATCTTGTCGCCGCCGCTGTAGCTGCTGGCCGGTGTGCAGGCCAGGCCCAGAGCGGTCGATGTTAGGCACAAACTGCAATCGTCATCGGCGTCTTTCAGTACCTCGAATTTCACATCGATGGACATCGACCCGCATACGATCGTGCCGCTGTAGTACGGGTCGCCATCGCCACAGGTCAGCGGCAGACGTGTCTCGACTTTCTGACAATCGCACTCGTCGCAGCCGCCGGTCTCCGGTGTTGTCACGGTCCAGGTTGTACACAGCCACGCGGGCAGGCAATGGCAACAGCCCTCGGTTCCCTCGCCGCAGTCTGGCACCAGCCGGTGACATCCCCGGCATCCGCGGGCAGCTTCGTTGAGGTTTCCGCACGGCATTATGAGCAGGTTTCATTGATGGGACACAGCCAGGTGATGACCCAGGCGCACCCGGCAGACACGCCTTTTTGCGTCTGCGTGATCACCGCGGAGCCGGCGTCGAGCGTTGAGTCGCCGGTGGTCATCAGGTCAATATCGGTCGTTGCGAGTTCCTCGACGAATTCGATCGTGATCGGTGTGCCCGGTAAAGCCCCACCGCCACACACCACGTTTTTTGTGCCGACGATTCCCAGGCCTTCCAGTGCCGCCTGCACTTCCGCGGCCGACGCGTCGAAGTCGATGGCGGCGGTTGTCTCGGATGTGTCGCCGATCGTGACTGTGATCGTGAATGTGCCTGACGTCGGTGTGCCGCCTGTGATGTCCAGCGTTTGGATTTCGTTTTGTGTCTGGCCGGCGTCGGCTTTCATATAATGTGCGTGGCCACTCCGTCCTATCAAATTCAGCGATGTTGCCTGCTCAAAAAAGCAGGTTGGGTCGGTCAATTCGACTGTCGGCGTGTCGTTGACGTCAGTTTCTCCGGGGACTTTGCCGCACCGGCACGGCCGATATATCACAGTCCCGGTTGCCGTCCGGGCGGCACAATCCGCGGCGGTGATCTCGAAAATGACAAACCCGCACTGGCCCTGGTGGCCTTGCCACCTCGCCCGTTGGGTGTCTGGATTCTGGAGCCTGGTGGCCTCGGCACGGAATAGTTCCCGTACCTGCCGCAGGGCTTGCTCGCCGAGAACGTAACCGGCCACGGATTAGGTCTCCGTAACGGTAACCAGGACATCACACGCGGCCGTGTTGGATTTCATTCTGAGCGTGATGCCAGGGTCAATCTCGAACTGGCTGGCGATCGACGACGGCCGCAGCCGGCCCGCGACCACCATCGCTCCGCTGTCCGTCGGCCCCCATTCACAGTAGTTCGTGTCGTCCAGATTTTGCATCACGCACACCCTCGGCGCGGACACATCGCCGAGAGTAATTACCTCCTCCGATGTGCCCACGTTGACGACTGACGAAAACATTCGCGCCGTCGTCTGGTCGATCTGGATCGATCCTGGGTTTGACGTATATTTGAGTGGCCCGTTGTCTAACGTGAACTTCGCAAGTGCCGTGATTTCATTGGCCATGTTTTCAGAATCCTAGCAAGGCTTTGAGTGAGTTGAAGTTGGCCTCGGGATACACACCGAATTCGAGAAACACCGCGGTTTCATATGTCGGATCTTCCAGGGCACTGCCGGCCCCATCCAACAGAACCGGTGCCGACAATTGGCTGCCGTCGGCGTTTTCGATGTTGGTTCGTTCAGGCACTCGTAGTGTCCCTGTGTCCTCGCGGAATCCCTGGTCCACGATCTGGGCAACGTGGTCTGTTGTCGCAACGGAAAAACCGACGGCCACTTCCCTGTACTCGGTCCAATTCCGCTCTTTCCAGTCACTGATACTGATCGACATGACTTTGAGGCGTCGGGCACCGATCAGCACATTGTCAATGACCACCGGGTTGGCATTAATCGCGTTGATGTATTCCATCAACTCGCCAGGAACATTCGACAAATTCTTAATCACCGTCACGCCGAATCGGCAATCGTCGACCATCCACGGCGGGTCGAACGGATCGCCCGCGGAGTTGACCACGGCCGCGTCCAGTGTGGCTGGTGCCGGGTCGGGCCGGTCTGGTGGATCTGGAATCTCAGTCAGTGCACGGGTCCAGTAGGCCCGCGGACATGGCCGCTGGTAGGTCTCAGTATTCCACCGAATCACCGTGTCATCATCAGTTGGATCGAATTCCGGTGCCGATCCCTCGCGGCCTTTTGATCGATAGACGCATGTGGTCAGCCAGACGTATGGGCTATGAGACTCTGACCGTGGCGACACGCTGACGCAGCGTGCCCGGTGATCGGCCGGGAATGGCTCGCCGATTTTCGGGATGCCGATGTACGATTCGATGTGGCCGGCGTGGTCGGCCTTATCATTCGTCTCGGCCCGAAACACACGCGTGTATGATCGCTGGTCTTCGGTCCAGTCGCCGTCTCGGCCTTGCCACAATTCATGTACAGCGGTGACGGTCATGCGATGCCCAACGCCGGCACCACTGTTGCCGAGCCCTCTCGAGTCTGGTCCGCGATCTGTCGCAGCAATGCGTTCGCCTCGCGACCATTTGCCACCACGGCATCGAGCTTCTGGTTCTGCTTGTTGCCGGTGGCGTTCATTATTGCCGAATACGCCTGCTGTGTTCCGCGGCCGAGTGCTGCTGCGAATTTCTTTCCGGTTGACGTCTCGCCGGCATCTGGGCCGGCTCCACCGGCCGCATCGCCCGCGGCCTTGTCACCTTTTTCGAGACTCCCCAACATTGACTCTAGCGGCGAGTCGATCGACTTCAACGGAAACAGGATCCACCAGTTGCTCACTACGCTGAGTAGCCTTGCAAATTGCTTCAGTATTTTCAGTTGATTCGCAATGACGCCTGTGAAACCACGTGCCGCCAGTGTCAGCTTTTGGAATCCCCTGGTTCCCCGCTCCAGGCCACTGACCAGCGTCGATATAAACGGTGTGATCACTGTAATCAGGGCTGTGCCAATGGATTCTTTGAAGTCACTCCACACGCCGGCGAGACGCTCCAGTGGGTCGAAGGCATCTCGGGCCGCGCCGCCGCTTCTGGCCTGGAGTGCATCCATGATCACATTTTGTGCCCCAAGTAAATCACCCTGTGTCTGTAACTGTTTGATCCGGTTCATCTCTTGTTCACTGAGTACGATTCCGATCGTCGCAAGTCTCGAAGCCTTGTGCAGCGGATCATCCATCGCCTTGCCGATCGCCTCGATCGAAGTCTGTAGGTCTTTTTCAAATACCGTTGAAACATCCATTGCAGACTCAACGACCTTCTTGAACAGGTCGCCGCGAATGTTCTTGAACTGAGCCAGAACACCCATCGCACTGATCGTCGCTTCATCGCCAAAGTTGGTGACTTTTTGCAATTCTGAGGCGTAGCCAAACAATTGCTTCGCCGTAAACCCAGCCGCGCCGCCTGTGGCCTTGATTACCGACGCTAGCTTCTTTTCTGCCTGGGCCTGTACCCTTGCCAGTTGGATCACCTCACGCACACCAGCCGCACCGATCCGCGCAGTGGCGATCGCGGCGAGGCCGGTGGCCAATCGCTTAACCATTGACTGGCTGCGTTTCATCGACTTGTCAAACCGCTTCGTGTTCGCCGACAGGTTGACGACTAATTTGTTCATCACGCTCATGGTTGGCCACCGCTCCAAACTGAGCCCGAAACAAATCAGACATTTGATCCGGGTCGACTTCTTGTATTCCGTCGTCGCCTGGTAGGAACCAGTGCGGCTCCGCTGATGTGCCCCAGGCCCGACACAATGCCGTAAAGCCCAGGGCCAACACGTCGCAAACTCTGTTGATTCCGGTGCCCTCGACGACATCTAACGCGGCGAATTCGTCGAGCTGCTCCGGCGACATCTCGTCTAAAAACTGCCGCCAGTCTGTGCGACCACATGCAAGCGACAGACGCATCGCTAGCCGCTGGGTGTGGTCTCTTCTGAGTTTCCCGCCAGTTCCTCAATGTCGTTCTCTGTGACGCCCGTGATGGTCAACGCCGCGTTGACGATCCGTTCGACTACTGCCGCGTCCTGCTGGCGGATTGCCTCGAGGTCGTCGTTTGTGAACAGCGGTTGACCGTTGTCATCGCGGACACACCGGACAACCAGACGCTCCCGAATTTCATTCTGGCGGGCCTTGTCTGGCTTGCCGTTCGACTTCTGGAATTCTTTTTCCCAGGCTGTCCGCTCGCCGGCAGTCCAACCGTAAACCCAGCAGGCGTGGCCATTGCCAAACTCTGGCAGTGGTACGCGTTCCCGCCGGCGTGGAATCGGCTTCAGAAATGTGTCGCGGTCGATCATGTTGTGTTTCCTATCAGCTTGCTGCGAATGTGATATTGCCGCTGATCTGGCCCGACAATGACGCTTTGAGGCCGTCTTCTATGACAACGGAAGAATCGAGCGACAGGCCGGCGGTGCCAAAACTAATGCCGCCCTGGCTGTTCGGGTAGTCAATCACCACGGCCGGATCGGACGCGGTCTCCAGTGCGGCGGCCGCGGTCAGGCTGGCGAAAAATGCGGTCTGTGTGGCATGTTCCGACGGGTCGAAAAACACCTCAGCCGACCATGTGCCCGGCTCATAGAATCCCGTTCTCTGGTATTGCTTGCCGTCGGTTGTCGTGTCGAGACTTGTGGCATCGTAGGTCTGAATCTCGAGTCCAGAAAAGTCGACGCTGATAAGTTGCGTCACGTTGCCGCCGACGCTCAGGGTTGCGCCTTTGCATGCAATCTTGGTCATGTGGTCACCTATGCTGGGTTGTAGAGGATTTGCAGGTCGAGAGTGCTTGCGTGTTTGCCGATGTCGCTGCCGTCAACCGGCGGTTCGAATTGGTCACTGACGCTTTCGAGAATGACCGCGGAAATGGTTTCGTCTCCGGCCGCACCACTGTAGTCTTCGATAAACAATCGCACCGCATCGGCCACGGCCACGGATGACACGCCGCGTTGTGCTCGGCAGATGATCGAGAAGTCAATTCCTCGCAGGTTGCCGGTGTTGTCCGATGTCATGAACTCATCGGAGCCGTGTTGCAGGATCACGATATACGGCAGCCCGCAGCCCTCGGGTGCTTTGTCCAGGTAGATGCGGGTCGATACCAGATCGGTGATAGACGACTGAGCGTTCAGTAATGTGATGAGTGAGGCTCTCATTTCTTGCGGGCCTCGCGTTCGATGCCCTCGCGCAGTTTTGTTTTCATCACACCGAAAGCGATGTCCTCGGAATTTTCCCAGCCACGCATGATTGCGCCGTGTGATTGCATCCGCGGGAACCGTCCAGTCGATCCGCCTGACTTGCGGAATCGCTCTTGAAATGATGACGACAGAAACAGGATCGAGTGCGGTGCGTACAACTTTTTCTTTCCGACGCCAGCACCGACAAGCACCTCGAGGCGGCCGGTTCGCTTGCCTTTTTTCGTATATCTGTGGCCGATGGTTTTCTTGACCCAGGCGGTGTTCTTGGCGTTGTTTGTTTTGATCTCTTTTTTCATGGCCTTTGTGACAACACGCAACGCCGCCAACATGGCCTGTCTGATCAGTTTGTTTTGAACTGAGTAGCCCAGCCGGCTCAGTTGCCGATCAAGTGCCTTGTCGCCCGTCAGGGTCGACGAAAAACCTATCTGTGTTGCGTGGAATTTCGCCACTACATCACCGCTCGCTTCGTCTGAATTTCCATCACGGCACCGGCGTTGTCGACATCGATCAAGCTAACAATGTTGTGCTCGGTGCCATCTGTTTCAACCAGGCGGTCAGCCGGTGTGGCTGTGGCGAGTGTTGAAAAATAACGCGATGTCCAAACGTGTGTGACATCAGCCTCGAGTCGATCGACTTTCCAGAATTCACGACCGCCACGGCTGACGCATCCGACCCAGGTAGAACAGACCTCTTCCCAGTTGTCGGCGTCGGTGTTGTCGATCTGTCCGTGGGCATCCTGTGTGGCTGTGGATTTCAGCCGGCGAATCGACACGCGGTTTTTGTAGCGGCCTGAGTTCATGCGACGGGTGATCTCCAGCGGAGTTGATCAACGAGCCCCCAGTAAGCTTGGACAACGTGCAACGTCTGGCCGAACACCACAGATTCGCGATGCTCATACCAGTGTGATACGAGAATCTTGATGGCGTGTGTGGCTGCCGTCGGCACGGTCGAAAAGCCTGCGACGAATGTGACCAGCACCGCGGCGGGCCGCTGTGATCGTGTCGTGGGCCAGGTGCTGTTCAGCGTCAACTTGACCCGGCCTGGGCTGGTCGATGTGTCGACGCTGTAGTTGCTTGAGGCTAGCGTCTGGCTGTCATCGTCGCCGTCGTAATAGGTCACGGACGTGACGCTAGTCACCGGCGGCCTGTCGAGTGTGATCACCTCGTTTCCTGTCGGGAATGTGTCAAGCCTCAGTTGCCAGGTCTGGGCCATGATTGAGATATCGGCATCATGCTCAAGCTGTGCCGTGGCCGCAGCGGTCAGGCTGTCGATGTACCCATCGTCGTCGATATTGCTGGCGTCGACTCGCAGGTGGTGCTTGATCTCTGAACGCAACACCGGGTCGGCTGTCGGGTCGACGCTACGAGTTAGGCTTGCGTGTTGGCTTAGCACTGGCGGCCTTTTTCTTGGCTGGTTTCTTGGCTGGTTTCGTGCCGGTGATCTCGATGGCTCCGCCGGCGGCTATGTACCGTTTGGCGTCGTCGTCATCGACGTCATACTGCTGGCCGGAATTCAAGGCAAAATTGATGCCGGCGTATGTCGTGAGCATTTGGATTCGCATCGTCTTCCCCTCTCAGACCCGCGGCCGCCCGGCGGCATGGGACTAACCACCGGGCGGCCACTAGCGGCGAAACGGATCAGGCTTGAATCAGATGCTGGATCGGATTCGTGCCGGCGTCGAGAAGCTTGGAGTCGAACCGGAGCAGGGCGACGAACGCAGACTGATGGTAGTCCGCATAACGTTCCCGCATGTTGACCAAGATGATGTCACGGACTTCGCGAATCAGAAACTTCGAGAAGTCGCCATAGATGACGGTCTTGTTGCCGGTGGCGAGTTCGGCCATGTCGTTATTCGTCACGACTTCCTGACCGGCCAATCGATCCGGTGCGCCGTCCTGCAACGATGGCTGCCACAGGTACTGACCGTCGGAGTCTTTCAGCTTCTTCACGGCCAACAATGTGGAGTCGTGCATCATCCACTTGCCGTTGCGTCTGTAGCTCCGGTCGACGGCGCTTTGGAGTGACAATAATTCGTCCATTGTGACGGCCGCGACGGCCGCCGCTGTTACCGCGAGCGTGGAACCTGTCACCACACCTTGCGGCTGGGACGAACCAGTCCCAGTGGTGATGGCCGTTGCCTGGCCACGGGCGAGACGCGTGCCGAGAATTTCGCCGAGAATCTGCGGCAGATTCAGGGCCGAGTCCTGCATCAGTTCGATTGAGACTCTCACAATCTTCGATGTGAATTTGTAGGCCCCCACGCTGGTGGTGGCGAACGCCACATCTTGTTCCGTATCTACCGTGTTCTCAGCGAGCAAAACGCCGGAATTCGTGGTGTCGTTGTCGGATGGAAAATCCATCGTATTGCCTGATTCTGTGCGGATGATCCGCGACAATTCACGCACACCACCGAACGCCAACAACGCCTGTTCCAGCTCGGGAACAAAGCCAGTCGGCACCAACGCTCCACCGGCTCCGGTCGACCCGGTGCCCTGTGCGGCTTCGATGTCTTTCCATTTTGGAGCGCGTGCGTTCAGCTTGACGCTGAAGTCTTTCGACCGCAGATCGGCGTGCGTTTGGAACGCGGCAGTGCGGTGTTCGTCGGTGATGTCGAGGCCATTGCACTGCAACATCCAGCCCTGCAACGCCAGTGCCTGTGCTTCCTGTGGCCCCAGCTTCTGACGTGTACCATCCGGCGTTTTGATTCCGCCCGCGGCGGTGATGCGGTCGGCGTAGGTCGTCAGGTTTTGCGAGAGTGCTTTTTCCGCGGCGTCCTGCTGGGCGATCATATCGGCCCGGCGATCAGCGGCCGCCTGTAGCTCGGTGATCTTCTCCGAGAGCTTCTCTTGGTCGGCGTGCATCGCCGCGAACTGGGCTTCTTGATCCGTCGTCAGCCCGTCGGCTTCGTGCTCTTCGAGGAAGTCGCGAGAATTCTTGACCAGTGTTTGTCGGTCGTCGATCAGCTTTTGAATAATGTCAGACATTTGTCGGTCCTGTTTCAATGCCAACAGGAACGACGAAAGCGGCGAACCTCGCTGGCAGTCATGGTTAAAATGACTACTGGCAAAACTCGCCGCTTCTGCGGTTTGCTGCCGTCTCGCCGTTTGTCGTCTGGCTTCTGCCTCGGACAATCGCGGACGTCTTCAGTTGTGGCGTCAGTTTATGGCAGCGATCCAAGGTCTGTCAATTGCAGCCTGGCGTGAGCCAGTCGCAGACGCCGCTGTGCGTGGTCTCTGGCGGCACGCTTGGCGGACGCGGTAAGAATGTCGGCCAGTTGCTCAGAACCCCACCTGGCGGCAATTTTAACCCGCTTGTCGGCCTTGATGACTTTGTTCGACAACACCTCATCGGCCAGGCCCGCGGCTGTCGCTTCCTCGGCAGAAAACCACGTCTCTTCGGACATCCAGCCATTGATAGTCGCCACTGGCTGGCCGGATCGTGCAGCGTAGATATCGGCCAGGTTGCCGCGGATTCTGTCCAGCAGGTTGGCCATCTGGTTTGTTTCATCAGCGGCCTGTCGCAAGAGCTCCGCCGGACCAAATGCTGCGGCAGATGGTCCCATCGGATCGTGCACCATCAGGCTGGCATTTTCGGCCATCACGATTCTGTCACCGGCCATTGCGATAATGCTGGCAATCGACGCCGCGATGCCGTCAACGTAGATTGTGACGTTGCCCGGTGCCTGTGCGAGCTGGTTGTATATCGCCAGGCCATCGAACACCGACCCGCCGCCGCTGTTGATTCGGATATCGATGTCCGATTCCGCGGCCCGGATTTCGCGGACGATTTCCTGTGCCTGTTCTGGCTCAGCTCCGATGGCATCATATAAAAGAATCTCGGTCATTTGGACAGCTCCAGAATTGAGGCGGTGAGTGAATCGGCACGGGCAGGCCAGCGGCTGACCAGTTCGGCCACGTTGCCGGCGAGCGTTTCGGCTGTTGATGCTCCAGCCACGTCGAGTAACTGGCGTTGTGATTCGGCGGCGTGACGGTGCAGGGCCGGCACCGCTGCCGATGGATACCAGGGCGATGCCTGGGCGGCCCATGTCTCGTAGTGGTCATCGACGGCTTGCAAGAAATTGCCACCGGCGGCGGCCAGTTTATTGATGCGGCCCGCTTCAATCGTCAAGCTGCGATCCACGTTGTGCCAGACCATCTGCTCGAACCCAGCGATAGACGGTGTGGCCACGGCTGCCGGTGCGGTTGTGTCCTGGTCCGGGTTGTCTTCCTTGGCGATGTCGTCAGTGCCGACTGGCATCCAGTTTGCCGGGCTGTAATAAATGTCGCCAATCTCGCCGATTGTTGGCATGTTTTCGCGTTGCCGAATCTCGTTCGTGCTGAGCCAGCCGGCCTCCTTACCGAGCTTGTATCCCTGAAGACGCGTGCTGTGATCCACCTGCAAAAGTGCCATCCGGTTAAACTCGACAAAATACCTGTCGTCGATCTTGTCGGCGTCGCTCAGTAGCTTGTCGCCACACTCACCTTCCCATTCCACCAGCCAGGTGTCGAGGCATTCGTTGAGGTAGCTTTGGTTTTCCTGTTCGAGGCTGCTGTGAGACGTGCGGCTGTCGTCGCCTAGTTTGTGTGGCGGGCATCCGGTGATATTCGCGACCGTGCCGCGGATTTCGTAGTTGCGAGTCTGTAAGAATTGTGCGGCTTCTGGTGGGACCGTCAGTTGTTGAAATTTCGCACCGTCCTGCAGCAGCATCACTTTGTGGGCATTGGTCAGCCCCTCGTTCATTTTGCCCCAAGAGCGTTTCACGTTTTCGATCGCCTCTGGTCCGAAATGGCCTGGGATCATTAGCACGCCGCCGGCGTTCGCACCCTGGCCGAAGAATCGTGCCCCGAAACGCTGGGCCGCCATGCCGACGCCCAGAGCCTCACCCAACATATCGATGATGGAATGCCCCATCACGCCGTCAGGCGACAGCCCGCGGATGTGCAACATATCACGCGACGGGATGCCGACGATTGACCCGTCAGCGGTGTTCACCGAATAGGTCACGGAGTCCGGCAGAATTCTGGCCGTCACGCTGTGCGGGTGGATGATCAGCAGCGACGTCGGCTGCTTGTTTTGATCGCGTTGAATCGTCGCGAAACCGTTGCCAAATAGCAGGGCGTGATACGTCAGCGTCCGCTTGAATTGTGCCGACTTGATCGGCGGTGATGCCTTGCGGCGGAGCAGCGGCCAGGCGGGGTTTTTGGTGGCCTGTTCTTTCCCGTTGTCGGGCATGCGTCGGTAAACATTGAGCGGCAGTTTTGCCACGTCACCGGAGATGAGGCTGATGGCTCGCCATAATGGCGGGTAGCCCATCGCGGTTCTGTCGTTGACGTTGACGCCGCTGTCCGTCGGGCCCCCGGAGTGCATTAGCATTTCCCAGGCTCGCGGATCGGTCAGCGGCACCGATGGATTCTCGAAACTGGCGGTGATTTTGTTTCCGTACTGGTCGAGGATCATAACGCTAGAACCACCTCTCCGGTGTCGTATGCTGTGCCGGCCTGTGTCGCGTCCTGGCTGCTGATTCCCAGAGCCATGATCGCCGCAACGATGCCGTCGATTTTGTCTTGAGATTTGCCTTTGTCGGGCCGCACGTTGTCGTTGACGTCGGACTTCACCACGACATTGCTGGCCATCCAGCGGAGCACCGGGTCGCCGTCGTGTTGTAGTTGGCCGGTGGTGATCAGTTCCGCGAATCGCTTTGTCGGCAGCGAGTAGTTCCAGATCGTCTGTTTGAACGATTCAAAGTTGATGTCTTGGTGCCCGTCGTCGTGGACGTGTTGGACAAGAAAATGAGCTGACCCATAGGGATCATATGCCACGCTTTGCACGTCGTAATCGCGGAACAGTTCAACCATCTCGGCGGCAATCTGTGTGTAGTCAACAACGCCGGAATGTGGCCCGTCGGTCTGTGTCATGTGGCCCTGTTCGGCCCAGTTCAAAACCTGCCGGCGGTCCTGTTCAGATCGGCGGTCGATGCTGTTTTTTGGGATCCAGAAATGCGGTTGCAGCCAGAACCGGCCGCGTTCGATTTCGAACAGCAACACCAGTGCCGTCACGTCACGAGTTGAGGCGATGTCCAGGCCGGCCCAACATCGGCAGCCGGCCAGGTCTGGCACGGTTTCCGCTTTGCATTTGTCCCAGGCGTGCATGGGCATCCAACGCACGGCCTGTTCAGTCCACTGGTTGAGGTGTAGATTTCTGAATGTGTTCTCGAACGCCGGCGAGTCCTGTGCCCGCTGGCACTGGTCGCGGAGATACTCAACCGATACTGCGTGACCGATCGACGGATTGGCGGCTTTCCAGACGGCCTCATCGGTCCAGTCAGCCTCACGATCAGCGGAGAAAACGACCGGATAAAATGACGGGTCATCGAGATCACCGGCCAACACAGCCTCGGCCCGCTGGTGCAGCTCCCAGCAGATCGATGACCGATCGTGGCCGGCGGTTGTGATCGCGATCGTGAGCGGTTGCGTCCTGGCCCCTGTGCCGGTTTGCAACACGTCCCACAGATCGCGGGATGTCTGCGTGTGCAGCTCATCAAAAATGATGCCTGACGGATTCGCACCGTGTGCGGATTCTGGGTCTGACGGGATCGCCCGATAGTACGAGTCCGATTCCGGGTGCATGATTCTATTCCGGCTGTCGCGAACTTTGACACGGCTGGCGATGTCTGGATCTTTGCGGGCCATCGACGCGGCCATCTGGTAAACCACCGCGGCCTGATCGCGTGTGTGTGCGGCCGAATAGATTTCGCCGCCCTGTTCGCCATCGGTCAGAAGTAACATCAACGCCAGGCCGGCAGCAAATGCACTCTTGCCGTTTTTGCGTGGAACTTCGATATACGCGATCCGGTATTTGCGTGTCCCGTCGGCTCTCTTCCAGCCGAACAGGTCGCGAACAATCTGTGATTGCCAGGGCAGTAGCTCAAACGGTTTGCCGGCGAGTGGGCCTTTGGTGTGCCTCATAAACAGCGGGAAGAATTCCGCGGCGCGATCTGCGGCGGCTTCGTCGAAATGGAATTGCGGTTTTCTTTTACGCAAAGTATGCGGCCTTTTTGTCGACCGACTTCAACGCGCCTGGGCTGACCTGAATGCTAGCCCGTGCGGATGGCGTCAGTCCAAACTCGCCTTCGAGGCGTGACAGTGTGTCCGACAATTTGTTGTAAATGGAAACCTGCGGCCATTGTTGCAGGCACTTGAAGTTGCCTTGATCGTCTTTCAGTTGATACGTCTCGCCGTGGTCGTTGATGAACTCGGCACACCGTCGCCACCGGCTCCAGGTCTGGCAGTATCGAATCAACGCGTTGCGGTCGACTTGCGTTAGAACGCCCATCTCGGCGAGTTGTGGTATCAGTTGTCGCCATGCCGCCTTGGCGCATTTGTCGATGAATGTTGGGCAGATCGGCCGGCCTGGCGGCGGCTTCGGTTCCTGCTTTCGCTTCTTGGCCGCCGGGCTGCCGTGCAATTTCAGCACCGCCGTTGGCTTGTGTTTTCGTCCTGATCCGCGGCCACCCATTGTCAGGCCCTCTCTGCTGTGTTGCCGGTGAGCGATTCCCAACGCTTCACGATCACATCGCAATACTGCGGACTGATCTCCAAGCCGTAACATTTGCGGTTGAGTTGTTCAGATGCGATCACAGCAGTTCCTGAACCCAGGAATGGATCATAAATCAATTCCCGACGTGGCGTGCTGTTGCTGATCGCCTTTGATACCAGCTCGACTGGTTTACTCGTCGGGTGATCGACAGACTTATCTCCGCGGTCAAACTCCCAGACCGTGTCCTGGGAGCGATCCTCAACTGCGTGATGTGACGCCCCCGGCTTCCATCCGTAGAACACCATCTCATGTCGGAAATGATAATCGCTTCGGCCAAACACGAACGCATGCTTCACCCAAACAATCATCTGACGGAGAATGCCAGCATCCAAGAGCCACGATGCAAATCCGACGCCTGCTGGCCCTGGTGGCCCTGCCACGTACCAGCAGGCCCCATCTTTCGTCATGTCGACCGCGTGTGATAATGACGGGACAACGACGGATAAAAACTGTTCAGAGTCATCGTTGTGAACCACTCCGCCGGATCGGTGAGTCTTTCGCCGGGGATCTTTGGTCCCGCCAACGTGGTTCACACCATAAGGCGGATCTGTGAACAGCATGCTCGCCGTCTCTCCACCCATCAACCGCCCCACGTCATCCGTGTTCGTTGAGTCCCCGCACAACACGCGATGATCTCCAAGCACCCACAGGTCACCCGGCTGTGTGATCGGATCGACTGGCGGGTCCGGTACCTGATCCTCGATGATATCCGGTGTGGTTGAAACCCCGGCATCCTCGGCAATCCCATCGACCACGCTTTGCAGGTCGTCGGAATTGATCGTCATGTGAGAAATCAGATCGCTGAGCTTTTCGGCGTCGGCCGTTGCCATCGCCGCCAGCGGATCGAGTGTGGCCAATAGCTTGTCCGCCTCGTCTTCGCTGACGTCGAGCACCAGCACCGGCACCAGTTCGTCGCCCGCGGTTTCCTGCCGCAGGTGTCCGTCGATCAATTGTAGTTTGCCGTCGTCGATCTCTCTGGCAATCATCGCGTCGGCGAATCCGATCTCATCGAGTGCGGCCGCCATCGCCCGCTGTTGTGCTGGTGGATGTTGCCGCCAGTTTTTCGGATTGGGAACCAGCGAGCTGGCAGGCACTCGTCGCAATTCTTTGATGCGGTCTTTGATGGCGGTCATGATCGGGCCGCCCCGTCATGACTTCGGGTCGCCCTGTGATGGCCAGGGGTCGCCCTGTGATAACCGGTCATGACTAGGGGTCGCCCCGGTTGGTTTTTGGCGATATAAAGC